GAATCGAATGTGTTGCTTCGAAGTTGGGAATATAAATTCAATACTGTTCCGGGTGATTGTGGATCGCTTATTTTTTCTCACGCGCAATCGTTGACGAAACGCGTGATTGGTGTGCATATTTGCGGGTATGAGGCCATGCAAAAGGGTTATGCTGAAGTAATAACTCAGGAGGATTTATTGGAGACGTTAGCTACATTTCCAGGGAAGCCCTTATGTGATGGTGTTTTGAGTGGTCCATTTGAATTGGTTGCGCCTGTGGATAAATTTGACGTTGGAGAACCAATGGTGCGAGCTGAGGGGAGCTTTGAAATATTAGGGCGATTGCCGAATAGGTGGAGGTTGCGATTACCGGATCATACTTCTTTGGTTCCTAGTCTTTTTGTGGATAAATTTCAATGGAATGGGGAAGTGATTTTACATAAGAAAGAGCCTGCCGTTTTGAGTCCGCAGGATCCTCGTTTATTGGAGCAAGTTTCACCGTTGGAGCAAGGGATTAAAAAATATGGTACTCCTTGTTTGCCTATGCGATTCGATCTATTGGAAGATATTGCTCGTGATATCTTAGAGGAGTTGCGTCCAGTGCGTCGTTTGCGTGTTTTATCAGAGCATGAGGCTATTAATGGTATAGTTGGACAGAAGTATTTTGATTCGATTAATATGCAGTCTTCACCCGGTTGGCCTTTTAAACTTTGGACGCGGTTGGCAGGTAAGAAGGAGTTATTTGTTGGTAGCCCTAGGAATTACACTGTTGCCGATCCTATGTTGCGAAAGATGTTGGATTTGAGGCTCGATCAGGGGTTACTAGGTAATCGTGTGCCCTCTGCTTGGGTGGATTGTCTTAAAGATGAGAAGAGGTTGCTTGCAAAAGTGGCACTTGGTAAAACCCGTGTGTTTGCAATAGCTCCTGTTGATTATGTGATAACTATGAGACGTTTGTGTTTGGATTTTACTGCGGCGTTTTACGCGGCACGTGACTCAAGTTTTTCAGCAGTTGGAATTAATGTGGCTTCCTTGGAATGGAATGCAATGGTGAAATATCTTTTGGAAAATTCAGACGTTGGTTTTGCCGGAGATTTTGGATCATTTGATGGTAAGTTGTCGGCTGAATGCATGGATTGGGTTTGTTGGATTATTGAGCAAATGTATGATGAAGCCCCTGAAATGACAATGTTGCGGCGTGTTTTGTTTGATGAGCTCATTCATACAGTTCACATTGCAATTGATTGTGTTTATATTTGTTCAGGAGGTAATCCATCTGGTAATCCTTTGACTGTTGTTTTGAATACGATTGTTAATGAAATGTACTTGCGTTATGTGTGGTTGTGTTTGGCTCCTAAGGGTATGAACACTCTAGTTGGGTATCATCAGCACGTTCGCACTAAGGTTTATGGTGATGATAATTGGGTGAGCGTGACGCCAAGAGCTTTGAAGTTTTATAATCTCCAAACAGTTGGCAAATTTTTGGGGTTGTTGGGTTTTGAGTATTTGCCTCCAACTAAGGTTGTTACAGATATTAAATTTGACTCGTTGTTGGCCTGGGATTTTCTACAGCACCGTACATTCGTGGTGCCGGAAATTATTGCGAATGTTTATGTAGCGAGAGTAGAGATGGATGTAGTTGTAGAAATGTTATATTGGACGCATAAAGCGCTTTCGAAAATTGAGGCAGTGGCAGTAAATAGTAATACTGCTTTACGCTTTATGTTTTTCTATGGTGCGAGTGTGTATTTGGCTATGTTGGATGAGCTTCGTAGACTTTTTGTTAGTGTGGGATTAAAGGTGCCTAGTTTACTGACATGGCGCGAGCTTAAGACAGAGTTTCAGCAAAATGCAGGGTTGCTGGAATATGGCTGGGTTACAACTTTTGATGAGGGTAGTAATGATTTTGCAGGTGTCGCAGCCCAGGGCCTTCCGTTGATTCGTGCTCAAATGATGAAAGGGGAAATTGAGCCGGGTGTGGAGTCTGGTGCAGCGGTGGACCCAGAGATTTCAAATGATGTACATAATAAGTTGGGAATAGCATTGACTGAGCATGAGGCACCAGTTAGACAGGATGCAACGAGAGGCATGATATCTAAAGCGAGTGACCGAGCGCATAAGAATATGCAGGATAAAGATTGGACTTTGGCGGACATGGCTGTTCGTTTTAATTATGTGGTTACAGCAGCGTGGAATACTGGAATGACAGTTAATACGGTTGTTTATTCTGCGTTGGTTCCCACAACAATCTTGAATACTGCTACAATTCAAGTTCCCTTTAACAGATTTGTTTATTGGCGGGGTAACGTTAGGTTACGTTTTCAAATTAATGCGACTCGGTTTCATCAGGGGCGTTTAATAGCCTATTTTGTTCCATTGACCCCGTTAGCCACAGTGCAGACTTGGCATCAGTTGAATCAACCTGCGCAAACATCGGTGCAGCATGTTTTTCTGGATCCTTCTGTGAATACTATAGCGGAGTTGTTTATTCCATTTGTAAATTTTAAGAATTATATTCTGAATAATGTGGGTAATGTTGAGTTGAATGGACTTGGGGTTGTGCAACTGCAAGTATTCAATCCTCTACAGGTTGGTGGTACTGGTGGGACGGTGTCTGTAAATGTGGTTGTTATGGCGTCCTTAGAGGATAGTGAATTTAAGATTCCAGTGTCAATTCCTTATCCTCCTGGTGTGGATTTCCAACAAGGGATACATGATGAGCGTGAGGTTGCTGGTTTTGTGCGCTTGGCTCTTAGTGATAGAGAGGAGAAACCATTGCGGCAAGCACAAGCTGCAAGTTTTGTTCGAAGAGATCTTGTTGGGTTTGACTTTTCGTATAAGGATATGAATATATCTACTGATGGTTTTGCGCGTTCAGCTATCATTGGGGAACAGAAGCCATTGTGGCGGGCGCAGGGCAATTTAATATCTGTAACGAATAATAAGATGCAAAATTGTAGCCAGTCAGCTATGCCAATTGAAATGACGGGGGATTCTTTTGATGTACGTGCTACAGCGCGTGATGTTTCAGCACCAATTGCTATGGACAAAGTGAATGTTACAGTTCAACCCCCATATGTTACGCGAAAGGCAATTGGATATATGAATCACGCTAACAATTTGGAATTTTTGGACCGTCTTGCAATAAAACCAAGTTCTTTGAATTTGGTTGGTCCTGAACATTTTGGAACTGTGCAAGATGAGATGGAGTTTGAGTATATATTTTCAATGCCTACTTTTTTGCAGACGATTAATTGGCCACAATCTTCTTTAGTTAATGACGTGTTGGCTCAGGGAGTTTTGGCCCCTGGGGGTTTTGCTATTGGCACGGGTCCATATTTCTCAGTGGCCTCTACTAGTCCTTCCCCAACTTGGTTTCCAACAATGTTGGAGTATGCAACATTACCGTTTTCGTTTTGGCGTGGGGGTTTTCGGTTTCATTTTGATTTTGTGGCTACAGGTTTCCATAGTGGTCGTTTATGGTTGGGAATACATTATGGAGTTGCAGGCACTCCTGGTACGTTGGATGGTGCTACAGCAGGGTATGGTGTTAATATTGATGTGAGTCCAGATTGTCACCATTTTACTTATGATATTCCTTATTTATCAGGAACCGACTATAAAAGAGTGGTTAATGGGCAGAATATAGTTGGAATATATGGGGAGGAATATTTTACTGGAGTTTGGTCTTTGCGTGTGGTGAATCCGTTGGTGATGACTGAAAATGTTTTTCCTGCGATTTCTATTAATATGTTTGTTGGAGGGATGGAAGATTATGAAGTTGCAGGCTTGCACATGAATAATGTTTCGTGGAATGTTCTGCAGGCTCAGGGTGTTACAGATCAGACCAATACGAGTACTATGAGTGCAAGGGAGGAGGCAGTTTTGATAGCCACTCAGCCCCAAGTTGGTTTTACATCGACGCAATTTGGAGAGAAATATAATAGTGTTCGGGAGATTATTCGGAGATATGCTCTTACGAGTAATAATATTGGATTCTCTCCTGGACAAAATGCGTTTACGAATGAGACGGTGGCCGATACTATGGAGCCATACTTGGTTGGAGCTTTTGATGTCGGAATTGAAATGGGGCGTGGTACTATGGGATGGTTTGCTTCTATGTTTCGTGCGTGGCGGGGATCCATTCGTTTTAAGGTGATGTATGAGAATATATCAGCGGGCGCTTCCACAGCTTACGCAAATACGGTTAAATCGATGCGTCCTTTCTTGATGTTGGATACGAGTTGGACGAATAAAGGTTCGACTGTGAGTACATTGACTGAGTTGGACCGGGCCTCTATGTTATATTCAATGGGTTCGCAGTGCTTAGTGTTGTCGGGAACAGGTGACTCGTTGACGAATACAGGAACTGTGACTAATGCTCTTCCTAATATAATGGATCAGGTTGGTGGTGCTGGGTTAGCGTATGCTTTACCCATGTGGAGGTCTCCACCTGTGAGTTATGCATTGGATGAAGTTCCATATAGTGAGATTGAAGTACCATTTTGTACTATGTACAATATTCTACTGACGCCTTGCGAACAGTTGGCAACAATAACTGGAAATAAAATGTTGCGTTTAATCTCGCCCGGGACCGTGTATGTAGGAATGTCGGGATGGGCATACTTAGCTTGTACTAATGCTGCTAAGTTTGGGTTCCAAGTGTTTACAGCGGCGGGCGATGATTTTAGGTTGGGATTGTTGTTAGGACCGCATCAGTTGGTATTGAATTCAGTAAATACTGGTGCGGGGCAACAATCTTTCGGCTATGATAATTATTGAGGAGTGGGGTGTGAGTTTTAACCTCAACATCTGCAGTTCTCACTAAT